GTGTCGATGACAACGATCGGCGGCTACGTAAACGTCAGCCGCCAAAACATCGACTGGTCGACGCCGAGCATCATGGATCTAGTCGTGAACGATCTGGCGTCGCAGTACGCGATCGAAACGGAAACGATCACGGGCGCGGACCTCGAAGCGACCGCCGCGACGGGCAATCCGACGATCCCTGCGACGGGCGCCGATGCTGGCGATATCGCTGCGGCGGTATGGGGCGCGGCAGGCGCCGCCTTCGCTGCGATGCAAGGCGCTGGGCGCCTGTTCGTCGCGTGCGCGCCCGACGCGCTGGGGATGCTCGGCCCGCTGTTCGCGCCAGTGAACCCGACCAACGCGCAGTCGAGCGGATTCTCTGCGAGCGCATACGGGCAGGGCGTCATGGGCGCGATCGGCGGCGTGCCCGTGGTAATGAGTGCTGGGCTCAGCTCAGGGACGATCCTGATGGTCAACACGGCGGCTGAGGAAGTCTACGAGCAGCGGATCGGCACGCTGAGCGTGACCGAACCGTCAGTGCTCGGCGTGCAGGTCGCGTATGCCGGTTACTTCGCAGCCGCGACGATCAATTCCGCAGGCATCATCCGACTCAACGCGACGGGACCGTGAGCCATGACTGAGCGCGAACCCGACGAGCCCGTGCGGCCCGATCGGCCGAATCAGGAAAACGTGCAAGGCGACCGCGACCATGACGACGGGCCCGCCGAGGTCGAGCAGACCGACGAAGGCGATGACGGCGCGCCTGCTGAGTAATGGCTTACGCGACCGTCGAGCAGCTGGCCGACGCGCTGCGCGTCGCGGTCACGCCGAAAACGGCCGAACGGCTGCAGATGGCAGTCGACGCAGGCGCGCTAGTAGTCGATGCGATCTGCGACCGGCCCGCATCCGATCCGATGCCCGATCCGCCGCCTGCGCTCGCAGTGTCGGAAAACATCAGTATCGGGATCGAGGTTTACAAGGCGAACGACGCGGCCTTCGGGGCGGTCGGGTTAGCAGATATCGGCGTGCTTACCGTCAGCGCGCACGTCTACGCGCGTCATCGAGCCGCGCTGATCCCGCTGAAGCGGCAATTCGGCGTCGCCTGATGGGCGCGCTGGCCGAGCTGCGCGCGCGCGCTGCGGCTGCGCTCGTCGACCTCGATCCCGACTGGCAGGTATTCGACGGGCCCGTCGATTCGCTGGCGCCGCCGTGCTTCCTGCTCGCCTGGTCTGAGCCCTGGCTGCCCCCTGCAGCAGTGTGCAGCGTGCAGGCGACGCTGCAGATCATCTGCGTCGGCGCGCGCGTCGATCCGCTGCCCGGATACGAGCAGATCGAGCTGCTCGTCGAGGCGGCGTTACCAGCACTGCAGGCCGCACGCTTCGCGTACATCGGCACGAGCGCGCCTGCCCAGCACGAGCACGGCGGGCTGCAGTACCTAGCCGCGCGTATCACTGTCACGAATCCGATCCCGTTAGGAGTCTGAGCATGGTCGCGACCGTCATGGATGCCCCGCCGTTCTTCCTGATCAAACCGAAGATCACGCTGGGCCCCGCAGGCAGCGAAGTCGAATTCGAGTGCGGCGCGAATGAGATCGACGCGTCACCTGAGCAGGACGAAAAAGACGCCGAAACCTTCTGCGGCGTCTTCACCAGCTACGGGCCCGAAAAGTGGACGATCACTGCGACCGTCTTCACCAGCTTCGGCGCGAACGGGCTCTGGACGCTGCTGCGCCCCTTCGCGAATACGGTGCAGCCGTTCACGCTGCTCCCTGACGCGGCGAAGCCAGTCGGCGTCGACAATCCCGAAATGAGCGGCGAAGCATACGTGCCAGGGTTCCCCTTCCTGCAGGCCGCAGTCGGTGAAGCATCCGACTTCGACCTGGTGCTGAAGGTGCAAGGCGAACCCGACTTCGACGGGACGGGCGGCGCGACGCAGGCCGCGTCGACCTCGACGGGCTCGAACGGCGGCGCGTCCGCGGCGGCGTGAGCGGTAACCGCGTCGAGGTCGACTACTCAGACGTGCAGCGCGCGATCCCGAAGCTGCTCGCTGCGATCGACGGCGGCGCACGCAAAGGCGAAGCCGCGACGGCGCAGCGCGTCGCGACCGATCTGCGCTCGGCGATCCCGAAACGTACCGGGCGCCTCGCGCGCACGATCGCAGTGACCAGCGATGGCGATGGCGCAGCAGTGCACTACGGCGGCGCACTGCCGTATGCCAACTACATCGACCATCGAACGGGCGCCGTCGATCAGGCCGTATCGGGTTCCGACGCAGCCTTCGGCGCCGCCATGACTACAGCCGCGCAGGCGGCAGTCAGGACGATCTGAGTGATCCGAATAGATATGGCTGAGATGACGCTGCGCGAGCTGAGCGAAGTCGGGCAGCTGCTGCAGCCCGAAACGTTGGCCGACGTATTCGTGAACGATCAGCCGCGCGCCATGGCTGCGCTCGCGACGATCGTGCAGCGGCGCACCGATCCCGACTTCACACTCGACGATGCCTTCGCGCTGAAGATGGGCGAGCTGGAGCTGATCGGCCCGCAGCAGGGGGAAGCGCCAGGCGTCAGCACTGGCATAACGCCGCAGTCATTGCCCGTAACTGGCGCCTCGATCCGCAGCGCGTAATGGATTATCCGGTAGGGCTGCTCGACCAGATGGATGACGTGCTGAAGGCTGAAGCACGCGCGCGGCGTCGAGCAGAGTCGAAGGCGCGCGCCAATCGAGCGATGCGCTGATGGCTGGGACCGCAGACGTAATCGTCAGGTTCATTGGCGATTCGTCGAGCCTGCGTAACGAAGCGTCGAAGGTCGAAGGTACCGGCGCGAAGCTGAAAACGTGGGCGAAGGGGATCGGCGTCGCGATCGGCGCCGCCTTCGCAGTCGACCAGATCAAAGACTGGCTGGGCGCGGCTAGCGCGCTGCAGGACTCGACTGCTGCGACTGAGCAGATATTCGGGCGCGCCGCCGACTCAGTGAAAAAGTTTTCGGAGCAGGCGTCGGATGCCTTCGGGATCAGTAAGCGCGCTGCGCTCGAAGGCGCCAATACGTTCGCAGCCTTCGGAAAGAATGCAGGGCTGCAGGGTCAGCCGCTCGCGAAGTTTTCGACGAAGCTGGTAGGGCTCGCAGGCGACCTCGCATCATTCCGCGGCACGAGCACAGAGCAGGCGATCGAGGCGGTCGGCGCCGCGCTCAGGAACGAAGCGGAACCGATCCGCGCGTATGGCGTGCTGCTCGACGAAGGGACGCTGAAGGCGCGCGCGATGGCGATGGGGCTCGTGCACGCGACCGCCGATGTGACGAAGGTGAAGTCGGCGCAGATCGCAGCGGTCACTGCGCAGCGCGCATACAACGAAGCGGTAAAGGATCACGGCAAAAACAGTGAGGAAGCGTCGATCGCAGCGTCGAAGCTGGAGCTGGCGCAGTCGAAGCTGCAGACCGCGACAGAGGGAACCGTCCCTGATCTGACGCAGCAGCAGAAGGTGCTGGCGGCGCAGGCCGAAATTTTCGCGCAGACCAGTGACGCGCAAGGAGACTTCGAGCGCACATCGAAGTCGGCAGCGAATCAGCAGAAGGCGTTGCAGGCGAACGTCGAAAATATGCAGGCCGCGCTGGGCACTGCGCTGCTGCCTGCGCTCGAAAAGGTGCTGCCGGTAGTGCAGACGCTGGCGAAATTCTTCGAGGAAAACTCAGGCGTGCTCGTGCCATTGACCGCCGCGCTGCTGGGGCTCGCTGCTGCAGTCTGGATCGTGAACGCGGCGATGGCTGCGAATCCCGTCATCCTGATCATCGCTGGCGTGCTCGCGCTGATCGCAGGGATCGTCCTGCTCTGGCAGCACTGGGATCAGGTATGGGGCTGGATCATGGCGCACAAAGCGTATGCAGCGATCATCGCCTGGATATTCCCCGTCATCGGGATGATCGTCGCGCTCGTCGGCATCGTGCGCTGGCTCTGGACGAATTGGGATGCGATCTGGTCAGCGATCCAAGACGCGACGGGCGCCGTCGTCGGCTGGATACGCGCGCGCCTCGATCAGCTCGGCGCGTTCCTCGCGCCCTGGGTCGCGATCTGGCGCGCGGAGATTGGCGCAGTGATCGCGATATTCAACGGGCTGAAGGATGCCGCGACTTCGGTTTACAACTGGGTCAGCGACAAATTCTCGGCGATCGCAGGCGCGATCAGCGGCGCAGTCGGCGCGATCAGCCGCGCGATCGGCTCAGTCGTGAACGCGATAAAGGGCCCCATCAATGCCGTCATCCATGGCTGGAACGCGATCGAATTCAAGACGCCATCGGTCAGCGTCTTCGGGAAAACGATCGGCGGCGAAACGATCGGCTTCCCTGACATACCGACACTGCAGGAAGGCGGCTATGTCGCGCGCACTGGGCTCGCGCTCGTGCACGAAGGCGAAACGTTCTCAGGCGTCGGCCGATCCCTGGCGAATACCTACAACGTGAGCGTGACCGTCGCGCCCGGTACCGATCCCGCGCGTGCAGGCCGCGCGATCGTCGAGCTGATACAGAGCTACGAGCGTGCCAACGGGCGCGACTGGCGCACGGCAGTCGGCTGATGGGCGCGCCGTCCCTGTTCACGATCGACGAGCCGCACACTGGCGGCCCGCCATGGTGGACGCGCTTCGTCGACCTGCAGGTCGAGCTGGGGATCGGGACGCATA